TAGTTGAAAAACAGGTGGCCAACATAATATCAAGAGCAATAGAATCAACAAGTGAGGTGCCATAGATTCCAGACACCATACCTCCTTGTTTAGAAATAAGGTTATTACCTAACAGAATAGGTGTAAAGGAAATGTCTCGTAACATAACGTTTAAAGCGTTGATGTTACCGGATGATCGCCCAAAAAGTTGTTGTGCGAAAGTAGCCACCCCTTGTAAAGCAGCCGCGGGGACAGTCCAATCATATGCAGAAGCATCGATTGGGATGATATTGTCTCCAACGGATTGTAAATGACGAGTGAGTGGATCCCAATCGATGTATGGATTGAGTTCTAGACAGTAGGGACTGAGAGGACCAGTCTTTGTGAGTTCCTTTTGAAGAGGAGCTAAGAAACGACGTTGGTTAATGACAGTAGGACCGGCAACAACAACGAAAACACGTTTGCGGTGAGCCTTAGTAGGGACAAGAAGTTCAGTTTTGTACGCGGCGGTGCCAGGGAGATTCAGATGAATCCCACGTTTGGCGGCCATGTACTGGTCTTCAGTGACCTTTTTAAGGAGCTGAGAATTAGTATCCTCAGCAAAAGTTTTAATGGGACCTTTGGGTGTATCAACAGTCTGAAGGAAAGATCCTTTAATAGACTTTTGATACACAAGACCACAAAGAGCACCATTAGAAGTGCTAGTTTTCATTGCTGGAATACCTTGAATACCATTAATTGAATCATGAATGGAAAGAGGTGTCAGAGCAGGTGTATTATGCTCTGTAACCCAAGCTTTGCCTAAAGAGACTGCGGCGAGTTGTACAGACTTTGAGACGGAAGAGTCTAAAGGAGTATTGGCTTCAGCAGCCTTCATACGAATGTAGAAAGCATGTTTGTTACCATGAGCGTCAGATGGAATGACATCAGAATGTTCACGAACAATACGTGTGACTGGAAAAGCAGGAATTTTGCTAACAGGGAAGACATCACCCATACCTATAATAGGTCTGTGTTTATCTTCTCCGTCAGGAGAAAGAGGGTTGTTAAAAGAACCAACAAGACCAAGACCTGGACCCAGAGGTGCAAAATTTGTGCAATTGGCAGGTTTAATACGTTCAGCGATTTCTTTAGTGGTGTACATAACAGGTGCAGAAGGCATGTCTGGAAGACGTTCGTATGTATCAAAGAATTCTTCTTCACTAAAACCATCAGATTTAGTTTCGGCGTAGTCGAAAGTCTGATTAGGAGAGTTTTGTAAAGAAAGTTGACGTGTATTCCATAATTCGGAACAAGCAACAAC